ATAAAACTGAAACTGTTATGATACCAATAGTCATCATATCCCAACGATGAGTCATACTCTTGTACGGCAATTTCATCAAAGGAACTATACTCGTCTTTTCTTTCAAAGAAAACGCTGTGAGTGATTTGTTGCCCGGAGTATGATTGCGTTTTGGAATAAATGTATTGCTTAAAGTCTGCAGTAATGACGACAGGAATTAGCCCATCATTTAGTGCTGTGAGTATCTCCGCAACTGTCTTGTCGGCAGTATATGTGCCACCACTCTCTGTGACATTGACTACGAACATTTCTTTTGGCGCATTTGCCCAACTCGCATCTGTCCCATCAGTAGTCAGGAACTCTCCGCTATGTCCCGTCTGTGAAGGAAGTGCATCTACATTCTGCAATGCCTGCGTGATGACCTTGTTCTGCACAGGGTTCAAAGAGGTAAGAGACAGAGCATCGTCAACTGTGATACCTACGATGGACTCTGCCTGATCCTTGTAATACTTGGCATTATTGTGATAGGTAGGATCGGTAGACGGAACGTCTACGCCATTGCGCTGACCAACCGCCCACGCTTCAGAGTCAAGTTTGGACGAAGATGCAGAAGACGCAGAACTGCTTGCAGAAGTTGCGGACAGCGCCGCCTGCTCCTTATAGTATTTGGAGTTGTCGGTATCTTCTCCCGTCCTACTCCCCGTACTTCCCTTTGCGTAGGATTGCGCCTCAGTAGCGGATGCACTTGCTCCCGTTGCAGAAGTAGCCGCCTGCTCAGAGTAATACTTTGAGTTGTTGTGGTAGGTAGCATCACCGCTCGTTACGGCAGAGCCTCCGCGAGTTCCTTTTGCCCACGCTTCTGCATCTTTTGCAGAGCCATCGGCTGCGGTCGCGGATGTAGAGGCTGACCCTGCATACAATTCAGCATTATCCTCTGCGTCTTCAGCCGCCCCTTGCGCCGCCTCTGCCTGAGTCACGAGTCCGTCAAGCGTATCCTTGTAGTCAGGATCAAGTTTGCTCCCCGTGATAGAGCCGTCCTTGACTTCTGCCGTGACAGTTTTGCTTCCATCACTATTTGTGGTCGTGGTGAAGTCAATGGTCGTGCCGTCCGTAAAGGACACGGCATTAAACAGGGCGCTAACGTCGCATTCGCTGTAAGAGCCGTCCTCGTTCGTGATACGTAATTTATACGTACTACCGCTCTGTATGATGGACACGGATACGGGAATCTTCTCAATATCCGTGTCGATGGTCGTGGTCGTTCCGTCCTGCGTCTTGATGGTGAAAGTGCCCGTTCCGCTCGCATAGGTAATGCTCTTGACAAGTTTATCCGCATTTGCGATGGTCTCAAACTTTGCATCAGCCGCGTCCTTAGTGTACGCATTGCCTGCCACAGTAGCGGCGAGGTTCTGCGCGAATGCCGTGGTCGCGATCTGCGTGTTGTTCGTGCTTGGGTCTGCGGTCGGTGCAAGCGGAGTCCCCGTAAAGGTCGGCGATGCAAGATTCGCCTTCAAAGCAAGAGCCGTCACGAGCGCATCGTAAAGTCCGTCTGCATATGCTTTGGTGGAAGCATCCGTGCTGTCGGTAGGAGTACCGAGTCCCGTGACCTTATTGCTCCCCATTGCGATGTTGCCCGTCATCGTACCGCCCGCCTTGGGCAGATAGTTGTCTTCTCTCGCAAACGCGGGATGATAGGTCGTGCCATCCGTGGAGTATTCGATGTCGCCGTTTGTCTTTACGCGGATGATCTTGATATCCGTACTTGCAACGCCCCCGATATCGTTGATGTCGAGACCGCTGATGTTCATATTCTCTGTGCTTACGCCTCCCGCTTCACCGCCTGAATGGACGGCGTTCGGGTTGAACATCTTACAGAGTTCATCGATATCGTGCGAAAGTTGTTCAGGCCCCATCGTATCCGTAGACGGATTGCCTTGCGTACCATTAAAGGTTCTTTGTGGTTTGTAGCTCATTCAAGCAACACCTCATCTTTCAGTATGGTGGGGGTATAGAAGTCTGTTGCCTCATAGACAAAGCCTATGGCGACGACAGTAAGCGGGGAATTGAGTTTGTTGTTCTTGACTTCCAATTGGAATGTATTGGACATCTGCGTGAGTTCCACCATCTTGACGATAGCCTCGCGGAAGCCCCAGATTCTGCCCCAAGTTCTTCCCCAAACAAGGGACTCTGTAGTATTGACCGTGTTAAGGCTGTATTCGAATATCTGATCGTTGTAGCCCATGATCACACGGCAATCAGCGTCAATCTCCGTAACCGCAGTAGTCTGCTTGAAGATGATGCCGACAAGACGAACCACCTTGTTCACCATCGGATTGCCGAAGTGATATTCCTTCGTCTTGATGTGTAGGTTGATTGGCTTATCTTCGCCCGTTTCCACGTCAACATCGCAAGTGCCGACTCCGGTAATCATTAAATAATTCGTAGATGCGAAGTAAAATCCATCGCCGTCCTCAAGCCATGCATTTACTTTCCATCCTGTAGTTTCCGTGAAAGACTTGGTCTCCCACTCAAACTTCAGAACTCTTGTATTGCCATCGTCCTTATCCGTGTTGTAGGCAAGATAGTAAACGTTGTTGTAGAAATAGCCGATGCAATCCTGCTTCGAGTCAATCGAGGCTATCGTATTATCTACACGAGAGCCTGTAATTTTATTGATTACCTCGTTGCCCTGTAGCAGAACAAGCTCGCTGTTCAGGATGGATACGGACACATTGTAGATTCCGTCTTTGCCGAGGAACAGGAACGAGTGCGGGGTAAGCGCAATACTTCTATCGCACATACATCCATACGGCAAGTTCAAAGGCTTCCATCTTGCATCTTCGAGTGCGTAGATTCCGCTCCATACATACCATCCATTCTCATATGAGACGAGGATAGACTCTGACAACTGAAGCATTCCCGTAGGTCTGCCGTATTCGTTTAAGCCGTATACTTTGTTGTATTCGCTTTTGAAGTATGTAGGATTGCCGATCTCAGAGTAATAAACGGCATTGTCATCAGGATTTCCTGAAGCGAATACTCTGTAGGATGCAGTATGAACCACGAACATTGTGCACTTTTTGATCGGCGCAAGATCGTTATCATTTATCTTTCCCTCTTGCTGCGTGGTGTATGTTAAGACGCATCCCGTCTCGCCCGGATCGACATACCCATTTGTTACGAGTCCGTTTGTGCTCTTCGTGAAAACGACAGAATTGCCCTCTTTCTTGGATGTCCATCCGGTAACCGAGACCGCATTGATTGCATCTACTATCGTGTTGATGGATGCATTCGCACCAACTGCAACTGTGTGCGCACTATCATCAAGATAGATAGTCACAGTTCCCGCCGCAGTTGATCCGCTCACAACAGTAATGTAGACGACTTCAGGTTTGGACGGATCGTACGGAGTGACGGTTCTCGCCACGTTCGACGCAAAGTAAGGTGCTTCCGTAACGTCTGCCCAATTCGTAGTATTGGTATAAGCCTCTGTAGCGAGGTCGATGTTTGTCCTTGCTGTTTTCGCCTGATAGAAGTGTCCAAGCACGCCCGTCGTGGAATTGTCATTATTTCTGACGATCTGCCCAACGGAAACGGACACAGTTCCCTCTTCAGACGAATAGTCATAATCGCCGATGCAGTACAGTTCGCTCCCATCGCCGAAATAGAATCTATTGTAGACCACGAACGGATGGATGCGCTTTGCTCCATTCGTAAGACTTATCGCAAGCGTCAGCGTGTCGCTATTCTGATCGTAGTCATACAACTTACTGTTGATTACAAGGAATCTCTTGTACTTCGAGCCGATGAACCAGATGTGAGCGTCATCCACCTCGACCTTGGCATAATAGACGTTAACTGTTGCCGTGCTTGGGATAAGAACAATCTTGTCTCCCGCCTTTGGAGTTCCCGTTACAGATAAGCCATAGTCAGAAAGCGTAACTGTAATCTCTTCCAAGTGCCACGCGTTGTCCTCATAGTAGAACTCGTACTTTTCGTCTGTCAGCGTACCTGGGTCTGTATAGGTAACTGTCAGCGTATCGCTCGCCATTGTGCGGAGTTGCTTCGCAAAGCTGTCCGTGTTCATTTTCGTACTGCCGGGTCTTGTTTTGAAGGACTTGATCTCAGCTGAATACTCTGCGTTTTCTGATAGCACGACTTCGCTATCCTTGATGGAGATAGCCGCAACGCTATCATTAAAGCCTCCGCTGAAGTCCGAGTATATGCCTTGATTAAATCTATCGATCTTTCCCGCCATAATCAGTACCTCGCGGGCATACGCCTATATCTTCTGCTGACCAAATCCATCGTTGCATCCATTTCCTCCAACTGATTCCAGAACAGTTGGTCATAGGTCTGTGCATCAGGATCGCCCTGTCCGTAGATTCTGCTGCGCATCCGCGCCGCCAAGTAATACTTGATCGGTTCAGCGTAGCGGTCAGGAAGCGGAACTTCGCTGTCTACGGTCTGCGGTGCATCCGGCATATACCGATAAGTGATGTCGAAATCGCCCGAATGATAAAATGTAACATCATTCTGACCATATTCATAATACGGAGTCGCAATGGGTCTGCGCTTTCCGTGTCTTGCGATCTTGTTGAACTGAATGACTTCTTCGCTGATCGTACAAGTGTCTCCTGCATCTTCAGTACCATTCGACGTATATTCAATGGTCTTGATTGGAGCGGAAAGCGGATGCGTTCTTGCGATGTACTTGATCGCATCCTTTACCCATATGAAACCCGTGATGCTTTCTATCTGTAAGCCCGTCAGCAACTGGGCATCAACTCTTATTTCATTGCTTGTCATTGTTTAGATACCCTCCATGCGTTCTCTTGTACGAACCATTCAGTTCGTCTCTTTCCTGCGCAAGAGATACCTCCTGCGCCGTTTCATAGGAAGCGGCTTCCATTTGATTCTTAAAATCATGATGCCTCGTTTCATCCAACCTCGCGTTGGATTCCTCCAACTCTCTCAATAATCTGTCCGTGTTTGCCACAAGCGTCCGTTTGCAGTAATCGAGCGTTCTCGCATCAAGTTCATCATAAGGAACGATGAAGCAATACGTGCTCCCTTTGTTGTCCGCGGAATGCACCTCATACTGCCCCGACTTTGTGTTATATACAATAAAATAACCGCTCTCAATGGCGGTTATCCGTTCTGCGATTCCGTAGAGATCGTGTTGTATGAGACGAAGCCACGGACGTTGAAGTATCAAAGCGTCCGCCGCCTGTCGTACTCTTGTTTTCATTTACCTCTCCTCAAATCAGAAGCAACCCCCACCCGGCTTTTGCTACTGGCTTCCGCCCATTGGAAAGGCAGAGACATTTCTGCCTCTGCCCTCCAATTGCTTAGTGAACCGAATTAGACTTCGGCGATGCCGGTGATTCTGCCGTGAGCGGCGGGCTTGGTGCAGAGCAGTTCTGCATACTCGACGAGCGAGCCTTCGTAGGCTGCCTTGTCGGTGATTCTGTGCAGGATCGCGCCGTCCAAATCCATCCAATCCCAATCGGCAAGTCTGCCGAGGTACAGCCACTTCGTGTTGATGAAGTCCATGATGTTGGGCTTCATATACTTCTCCACGGAGATGGGTACGTGTGCATAGGATACCAGATCGTAACCGCCCTTGACGTTCATAAACTCCAGATTTCTCTTGTAGGTGTTCTGCTCGTCAATGAAGGCTCTCTGTACGCCGTAGTCGCAGGCGATGAAGTTCGGCTTCTCGCCGATTCTTGCGTCGATCGCGTCGAGCGCTTCCTGCATCCACATAGAGTCCAGAGCCTGCGGAGTGCCACCGCTGTCCTTAGCGAGTTTGACAGGCTTGAACCAGCTGTTGGAACTTCTGTTGATACCATACAGCGTGGTAGCGTTCATGATATCTTCGATGCCGGTGAGTTCATTCATAAAGTTGCCTGCGAGCGTGATGTAGTCGTTTGCGGTCAGGGAGGTAGTCGCGCTCAGCGTGACAGTACCAGCCGCATAGTCCACATCCACGACTTCGCCCGCGGTAACGGTCTTGGAGAACGTAGTGCCCGAAACAGAGCCGATGTCGAGGTACTGTCCGGGATAGAATGCGTTGATGCTACCGCTTCCCGCCTTCAGAGTGAAGGTTGCGGAAGAGGAAGTGTTCGCGCTTACCTGACCCATATAGCCTGCGGACGAACCGACCATATTTCTGCGGAGCATATCGTTGCCGTCGACAACGAGGTTGTCCATCATTTCGGTTACCTGATCAGCGAAGGATGCCTTGCTATCCTTCGAGGTACGGATCATCTTGTCGGTCAGGCTGAAGCGAGCGTAGAGGTTCTTGGAACTCGCCGTGCCCTGTGCGTAGTTACGTGCAGAGGGGGACGGAAGATCGCCGTCTTCTGTTCTTGCTCCAACGCCACCGCTGCGTCCATACTGGAGCGGGAACTTGAATGCGTTGCCGACAATATATTTGCTGCCTTTGCCTACGGCAGCGAGGATCGGGCCGGAGTTTTCATCAAGCTGTTTGATGATCGGCCCAAGATAGTACACCTTCAGGGCATTCTGAAGGGTAGTAAGGGTCTCAAGTGCCATTGTGGTATTCTCCTTTTACCTTCTTAAATCGCCCAGGAGGAAGTTTCTCGCTTCGTCCATACTCGCGGGAGCTTTAGCCGGGTTGCCCGGAATCTGTGCGCTTCCACCGCTCGTGATGGTTGCGGGACGACCGCCCTCCTGTAATTCTTTGAGATAGTTTTCAATCACCTTGGACTTTATGTTATCGTCCGCAATGATCTGCGCAACGCTGTTGTCATCAGCGAGATAATCTGCGAGGCTTCTGCTTCCATCTGCATTTGCCTGACGCAACTGATCGATGATACCAGCCTGCGACTTCAGTTTCGATTCTCTATACGCATCAAGATACGATCGAGGATCATCTGCAGAAAGATTGTTATCGTTGACATATCTTGCGATGTCATCGAAGTAATCGTCTGCATCGGGGGTGCTATCGAGGAACTCGCTGAGTGCCTGCTTTACCGATTCCCTGTGTTGAGCGGCTTTTGATTCTTCCAGTAAAGGTCTCAGTTCGTCCTGCAAACCGCTGAGACGTTCCATCACGTTCTTGTTGGCGATCTTCTCGGCCATCTCGCGGATCGTGGCGGAGGGGTTTGCGTAAAACCGTTCGTTGAAGGCTTCCTCGTCAAAAGGTTCTTCCTCTTCAATCGGTTCTTCCGCCATTTCCTCCTGCGCCGTTTCAGCGGCTTCCTGCTCTTCGCGAGCCGCCGCCTTTTCCGCCTGATTGCTCTTTACGATATCCAGAAGAGTGGCGATCGTGTTTCTGTAGTCCTGCATCTGATCCTGCTGAGGCATAGCCTCAACGGGAGGCTGTTCTGCCGCAGGCATACCCATCGCCTCTTCTGCCGCCTGAACTTCGGGAGCGTTGCCGACTTCTTCCATTGGAGTTTCTGTGTCCGCGGCATTCATATCCCGTAGGAACATCTCTGTGGGTGATAACTCTTCAACTGCTTCGGGAACAGCAGTTGCCTGTGCTTCGTTCATTTCATTAGGCATTGTATTTCCTCCTTATTACTGAACCCCGCCAAAGGTTGCGGGAGACATCGTTGAACGCTGGATGTACGGAGCATCTGTGTTCATCATCTGCTCAGCCTCCGCTTTCTTTTGAAGCGCCGCGATGTGTTCGTTGACATGCGCCTCAAAGATTTGATCGAGTTCGGGAGTCTTCCGTACATAGTCTTCGTACTCAGCCTTGAGTCTGAAGTTGTTGTGGACAGAGATGTGGATGATATCGTCATCGTACTCTGCGATCTGCGCGGGTTCGCCCGTAATCATTGCGTTGTTCTCACGCTGCGCTCTCCGCTTCTGATCGTCCTCTGCCTCTACGAAGCTCTCCCAATCGCCGAGTTCGAGCATCTCGAATACCTTCGCTCTGCCCTCCGGCGTGATGTTGCCCGTTTCGGGATCGTTGAACAGACCGCCGTTGAGCAGTTCCACCACCTTCTGTCTTCTCTGGGACAGGGTATCGCTGCTTTCGGGTTCGCTTTCGATGAATACATCGAAACTCGTAAGATCGTTTCCAACGAACTGTTCTATTTCGAACTCGTTGTTACGGCCAAGTTCTTTGACCATTCTTGGGTAACTTACATTTGTATGATATAGGTTCAGCCATTTCTTGCCGACGCGGATCAGGCATTGCTTGATGTTCTCCGCTTCAAGACCGATTCTCGTATCGTCCTGTTCGGAAAGACCCGCAATGGCAACGCCGCTCGTTACCTGAGACGGAACTGTGGATTGCTTTGCGAGCTGAGACACTCCGCTGTATCTGTCGAATGCGGAGAGCAAATCCTGCTCTTCTCTGCTCACGTCATCAGGGAGCGAATCCATTGTCATAAAGCGAGGCGCATTCGCACCGCGTCTGTATACGATCATCGAACCCGGCTCAATGCCGTTATCAAGCAGATAGTCCTCGTCGACAAGTGCATTCTCTTCTGCCACCAGAACGCCGATGGTAACGCGGTTGATGTAATCCTGAATCCTGTTCTTAACGCTATTGTAGCGAATCTGCAGAGGGATCATCCGCTCTACTACCGAAGTGCCGAAGAATCCGTCCGTCTTCATTGATTGCTGTACGTCGAACGGAAGCATATACTCGCCGTTGTCGCCGTATGTATCGGGGAGCGTTCCGTAGAACAGCAGATGCTCATCCGTACAGATGATGAGCCGTCCTGCGGGATAAGTCGCCGATGGCATCTCCCATTCCTCATACACCTTGACAACGTTCTGCACCTCGACCGTAGTCAGCAGGAATCCGCTCGATCTGCCCGTAATAGACGAGCCGTATGCGCGGTTATCCGAAGACATTATCTTGTAGGTCTCGTGCTCCTTGCCTTCCTCAATTACTCCCCACTTCTCGAAAACCTCTTCAGGCGACATCAGCACCACGTGCATGATCCGCTTCTGAAGTCTGCAAGGAATGGATATGTTTTCAGGAAATATCTCGAACGGAGAATGGATGGTAGTCATCACATCTCCCTCGTGAATCTTTCGGTAAACTACTCGCTTATCGTTGCCGAGTAGCATCTCCTCATATTCCTTGAGCGGAGAAATCTCTTTCTCTTCCTCGCTCATATTCCGTACTTCGAATCCTACGACCCGACCCGCGGATTTGTCCCATACTGTCTTGTATACTGCCGTGCCCGTAACCCCGGCGATGAACGCGGCTTCCTGCTGAAGTTCGCTCATACCGAGTCTGGTGCGTGTGCTTGCCAGAACTTTGTTCCCGATCTTTGCAGACGTTCTATCTTCGCTGCTCGCACTTGCGGGTCTGTTCTTGAGGTTATTCTTCCTCTTTGACAGGATTGCAAGCCGGGTCTCGATAGAAGGTGCAATTTCGTTGAAAGCGTTCCGCTCTTCCCATTCATTCAACGGCAGTACCTCTTCAATGTCATTCTTATACGCATCGATGCGTGTGAACTGATCCCCATTGAAGAAGTTGATGTTTAGGCGCATTTGTAATTCGATTGGGTTTCTCTGCGTCCTTCTTTCTTCGTATTTCCGTTTGATGTCGGAAATAACGGTCTCTTCAAACTCGCTCTTTACACTTTCGCGTGCAGCATCATCCAGTAATGCGACTTCTGCGGGATTCTCGGATTCACCGCCAAGGAACGTTCTCATAAGCTCCTTGGCTTTTTCAATTCCCCACATAAATCATCACTCCTGTTCATCAAATTGCTTTTCGCGTTCAGCTCGCCTCTTCAAAGGCGTTTTGTACTCTCTCTTTGTTCCCGATATGTTTTCGCTCAGTTTGTAGTCCGCATAGTCCCTCGATGCGATGATGCCAATGAGGAACTTGCGTTCCTTTACTCCTGCGACAATGCTTACTACGAGACAGATAGCAAGCACGACATTACTTGCTATCAGATACATCATCCTTCTGCGTGCTCCTTCTTGCAGGCTTTGCAATGAGCCATAAACTCAGCCTTGGTCATTTCGCTCTTCGGGAACTGCTTACCGCAGTATTTGCACGTGTAGAAGCCTTCTTCCTTCTTAGGCTCTTCCGCCTTGACCTCGATCTCCTCGATCTTCGGCTCTTCCTTTACGATCTCTTCCGCCGGTTCTTCGGGCTTTTCTTCCTTCTT